TTTTGTTTGCATCAGCCAACAGAGTCTGTCGGCGTTCAGTTTCTTTTTGCTCTGCTGCAATACGCTCTTGATTGGCTTTTTCAATCGCTGCATATTCTTCAGCAGTCTTAGTAGACGGAGAGAGAAAAGCATCACCAACAAAAGCAAAACCAGGGTCTTTTCCTAAATAAGAGTTTAACAAACCCATTTGGTCTGTTAGGTTGACAACTCCATCACCATTTACGTCATATTTGAGATCAGGCTCCATCTTGCCCCTAAACATTTTCAGGGCTGTCAATGAATCCTGTAATGTCGGTTTTGTAGCCATGATTAGCCTGGGATTTCAATGTTGGAGGTAATGCCTGCGCCAACTTTCATTGCTTTGAGTTGCGCTTCAGCCTCGAATTCCTGACGTTTCATCTCCATCTCAGCCATGAACTTCTGTTGTTGGAGTTGCAACTCAGCAGCAGCCTTTTCCCTTGCCAACTGAATGTCTGCTTGTGCCTTCGCTTGCTGGACTTGAATGTCAGCTTGAGCCTTTGCCATCGCAGCCTGTGCCACCGGATCAACTTGAGGTTGTTGCGGTTGGGCAATCTGTTGTTCAATCTCTGGAGTGATCGGTTTATAGAACTCAGCAGAATCCTTAAACCCTGCGGCTTCCACCATCCGACCCAGAGTGTTCCGGTATTGACCCAAACTCACCAGAGGATTGTTCAGACCGTACTGCGCCAGCATCTGCTCTTGTTTCTGGAGAACCATCGAGAGCATTGCCATCTGTTCTTGGCGATTTCCGGCTCCGAGTCCAACGTTAATGTCTACATCGTACTGATTCGACCATTCCCGAGGATCAAACGCCACATAATTGCCCCGTAAACGGATCACACGGGGTTTATCTTGGTACTTGCATAGTAGATGCAGGATTCCCTTGAAAAGCGATTTGACGCCCGTTTCCGCGAAGATTCGAGCGATCATCTCAATCTTACCTGCGGCAGATTGTTGCATCGAGGCAACCGCAGCGGCAGTCACGTTCTGAAGGATAGAAGGGTCAAGACCTTGAGAGGCGTCCGTCACTCCAGTGCGTTTCTGTTGGACTTGATCCAAGTATTGCAACATCGGAAACGAGCCAGCAGCCATGTTCTGAATTGCCAACTGTTGGACAGCACCAGGAGACTTGACTCGAATCACGCCACCTGCCGTTGAGGTCAAGAGATCATCAAGGTTGACCTGACCATCCACTGCAACCACTCGGTTATTGTTGGTCAGATACATATTGTCCAGCATCTGACGGGTGATCGTTGTCTTGATGAGTTGAAGATCAACCGTCCGATCCGCGAGAGAGTTACCAAAGAACTTGTGCGGAATCGGAATCGGGCACAGAGAATGGAACGGGATATAGTCGCTGTCTTCTTCGCTCAGAATCTCGCTTCCGGCGTAGAAAACTTGTTTGAGTTGGGCAATGCCTCGCTTCGTACCCTTGCGGATATAGCACTCAAAAACCTCAACAGTCTGCATCCAGGTATCCAAGGATGCCATGTCATCAGGAATCTCACCGTTGTCAAATCGAGCCAGTCGCTCCGGTGTGTAGGTCAGAGAATCAGACGCAGGCAGACCCTCTACGATCTTCTTAGAGAACCCCATCGCCACAAGATCAGAGCGAGTCATCAATCGGCGATGTGCGACAAACGGAGAGTCTTGGATGTTCTTTGCTCGTTTCGAGATCAAGAATTCTTCGGGAGGAATGTTCTCGACAACAACCTTGCCTGTCTTGGATTTCTTCTGTACGGTAACAGCATAGATTGAATAGGTCGCAGGCATTCCATCCGGTCCGATGGGTTGAAGTCCATCAGGTCCAACAATCGGGAATGTCTGGGTATCCTGTTCAACAATTTCCATTGACTCATCAGCCATCAGCATAGCCAATTCGTCTTCTGTGAGATTCTGATACTTCTCTCGGGTAATATCTTCAGACTCGTCCCAATACGCTTTTACCACTCCGACCTTTTGTAGTAGCGCGTCTTTAAACCAGTCGTGAAGAATCAAGGTTCCATCGTTGTCACGCTGAAGAACCCAGTTACAGTAATCAGTAGCTTGTTTGGCAGCTTGCTCGTCTTGAGGACCGCGAGGGTCAAACCTTACGACCTCATCAGAGCCTGTGAAAATGCGAACAAGAGATGGCAGAGCACCATCAACAGCTTCAGCGACCTCTCCGGTAACGATCTGGCTTTTGCCTTCCACCTCATTTCCATAAGGCTGACGGAGGTAAGCCCTTAGAGCATCCTCGCGCTGGATCGTTGTTTCGGTTTCTAAGTATCCAAGAGCGTTGTCAATCTCGGATTCAATTATCGCTTTCAGTTCTTGGCTCATTTGTGCCTTTCGGTGGCCTGCCCATCTTGGGCTTTTGTTCCGATTGTAATACCTTAATTAAATTTTCAAGCATTTCAATGCGTTGTTCGAGTGCGTCAACACGCTTGGAGGGAACCATGTCCCCTTGTTTAAGTAAATACATCAGACGATCCATTTCGGAGGTTTGTTAATAGAAGAACCCCACTTTGAGCTTTCATCAAGCCCGATAGCAAGGTAGCGGAAAGCGTCAGACCCATGACTTGACCAATCGTGTAAAGGTCGGTCATAGAACACTTTTCTTTTTTCGTCATACTCACGGCGATAATTTCTCAGGCAATCAAGCCCAACCTTAACAGAAGGCACGTTAAACCAACATCTTGGAAGTAACCTTCTCACGGCTTGAATACCATCATCAACGCTCATTTTCTGAGCAATCTTTATGTTTAGTCCTGCTTCCTGCAAAACCTCTAGTCGGCTTCTACCTGAACCCAACTCCCTTACCTGGACGTCATGCGGCAAGATATGCTCTGCTGATGCCCATCCGTTATCTCTTAGCCAAGTAACGTACTTATCAAGTCCGACACCGTTGTTTTCGTAATAATCAAGTAAGCGAACCTCTGGACCTGCAATCTGAGCTACCCAGATAGCCGTAGAGTCGCCCATTCCCAAGTCCCATGCCGTGATTGTTCGGCAAAGATCATCCCTTGGGATTTCCTGAATGTGGTTCTTTGCTTCCAGGTCGTTAAGTATCTGACCATAGTAAGAACCTTCTACAGCAGCGTTAAACGAACACTCAAATTCCTGAAGATACTTGTCCTCACCCATTTCGGACTTGGCAGCGTCTAATTCAGTCTGAGCGATCACACCTGTCTGGCTTGCTTTGAACTCCAGCAAACCCCATCCATCCTCTGTTTCAGCCCTGTCTCGCAGGTCTTTAAAGTGGTTGTGCCCTTTCGGAGTTCCGATAAAAAGACACCAACCCATCCGATCTGACAGAGCAGGTCGGATAATGTCTGTCCAGATTACTGGGTTTTGATCTCCAATCTCGTCTAGACAACACCCATCAAAGTATTGACCTCGCAAGCTGTCTGGGTTGTCTGATCCATAGAGTTGGATTCGCCTTCCCCAGAAATCAATCCGTAGTTCAGCGATGTTTGGAGTTGCTCCAAGTGGGGTTGTGTATTTAAGGAGGTAATCCCAAGCAACCCGCTTGGCTTGTCCGTATGTTGGGGCAATATAAGCATATCTTGGGTTCTCCTTTTCGTTAAGGATTGCCGACTTAATGATGTGATTCAAAGCCGCAACTGTCTTGCCGAAACGCCGATGAGCTACAACTACACTGAATCGTTGTTTCTCAAGAAGTTGATGGACTCTTAACTGGTGCTCTCTAGGAGCATAAGGGATTGTTATTGTGCCCATTGAACCTTAATGGCTTCTCCGTCAACACCACTAATTTCATGCGTGTGGGTTTCTTTCCACCGCGCCCTGGTCTTTAACCAAAAGATCGCCGCAGCCGTGTTGCCGTTCTTTGCTTGCTGAAACAACGTTTGACCAATGCTTGCATTTGCATCAATCCTGCCATTGTCTAAATCTTCTTTGTAATACTTAACAAGCGTATCCGAGCTGATTCCAATCTTGGAAGCTATATCTTCGTGAGGTATCCCAACGGCAGACAAGGTTCTGCACATCAGTTTGTTTGCATCTGTAACGGTGTGTGTTGGTCGCCCCATCTTCTTAGACATTTTCTAACTCCGAAATTGTCAGTAATTCAGCTTTCTTTCCGGTGAAATCTTCCCATCGCTTAACAATCACATCGCAATATTTTGGCTCAAGTTCCATCAGCCGAGCATGTCTGCCTTGTTTTTCACAAGCAATCATCGTGCTACCGCTGCCACCAAACATATCAAAAACAATTTTCTTGCCTTTGTTGTCCTCAATCGCCATCTCTATAAGTTCTACAGGCTTCATTGTTGGATGTACGGTGTTTTTCTGTCTTTTTATAGTCCAAACATCTCCTCTGACTGTTTTATGACCGCCGTAGTCGCCATAATAAAAAATGATTTCGTGCTGCTTAAAGTATTTGTCTAGATGTTGAGCGGGATTTACTTTATTCCAAACAATCATTGCTTTTGGCTTTCTCCCAATCTTCTCCATGGCTTCTCTGAAAAGATGAGCATAGTGCCAAGAGCAGCAGACATACATAGTTTCACAACCAAAAAGACTTTGAGTTAGAAAATCCACAAAATCGGAATCTTCCATTTTGTCGTTTTTAATTTTTTCTCGTTTGTCGCTAACCCCTTGATAATCAATGTTATATGGTGGGTCTGTAAAAATCATGTCAGGTCTATCACCATCCATCAACTTATCCACAGCGTCAATGCTGGTTGAGTCTCCACACATTAATCGATGGTTGCCCAGCTTATAAATGTCGCCAAGTTTGGTCTTCGGATCATCCGGTATTTCAGGAACAGCGTCCTCGTCTGTTAAGCCTTCAATAACATCCGGCTCAAGCAATGCGTTAAGTTCGTCAGGATTGAATCCAAGCAATGAAGTATCAAAGCCTTCGTCTGTTAACTCTTGGATTTCCAGAGCCAACATCTCATTGTCCCAACCTGCGTTTAGTGCGAGTTTGTTATCAGCAATGACGTATGCTTTTTTCTGAGCGTCTGTCAGCCCAGTTAACTCAATGACAGGTACTTGTGTGTGTCCTAGCTTCCTTGCAGCGTAGATTCGCCCATGTCCGGCGATGATTCCATTGTCACCATCAACCAGGATAGGATTTGTCCAGCCAAATTCTTTTATTGATGCAGCTATCTGAGCGACTTGCTCGTCAGAGTGTGTGCGTGAGTTCCTTGCATAAGGAATCAACGTGGCAATGTCTCGCCACTCTAGTTTTCTTTCCACAGCAATTCCTTCCGGCTCGTTGCTTTAATTAAATTATTCTACCACTTAACTTTATTCGCCCAGAAAGCCGCACTCATCTTGCCTTTGGCAATATTCTCGGCATGACGAGCCTTAAACGCTTCGTTACGCTTCGTCCCGTCTGGGCTACCCTTGACTCCTTGCTGACCAAATCTGATTAACTTAACTTGGTCATTAGACTTGGCTAAAACAGCATGGCTTTTCGTTGGGTGATTCGGAGTCTTCTTGGGTTTGTTATACCCTGAAAACTCCTCTGAGCCTCGTTTTATCATGCTCACCTCGGGATAAAGACGTTATCTGAGATCACTCTTTCAGCGAAATAATAACCCCAGTCTTGGATCATTATAGCAATTTCAGCGTCTGTCATGCCGTTTTTTCCGAGTCGCTTTTGCTCGATGATGATGACAGGTTTACATCTCTGGATTGTGTGAAAAGCACCCTTCAAAGCGTTTTCCTCAAATCCTTCAACGTCTAATTGGATGAGATCGCAGTCAATGTTAAGTGAGTCAATCGTCACCATCGGGATACCAGATTCGGCTTCCTCGATCTGCATCGCGCCCCAGTTCTCAGCTTCTCCGTCCACCGACTTACAGTAACCCATCCGGTCGCTCAGTCCGGCTTTCGTCATGTTGACGTTTGGCTCGTTTACGTTTCTCAGTAAACATTCCCAATTCAGGTCGTTTGGCTCGAACGTATAAACCTTATTAAACAGGCTTGCGTACGCTTTAATCCACACCCCACAGTTAGCCCCTGCCTGGATGATCGTTCCGCGCTCTGGAACCCATTTAAGCAGTTCTGGCAAGGCTTGAATCTCCCTCGGAATCCACTTCCAAGCCTCTTTATCGTGTTTCGGCCACCACCACCCATCTCTGAGTTCAATCAATTCCGTCATATCCACGGGTTGACCCCCAGAATTGTGTTGCGAAACAGTGTCCATTGCCTTTGTAAATCTTTCCTGAGAAGTGATGTTTTGTAAAGTAATGAGTCGGATAAACAGTTAAGTCATAGCCAGTTTCCCTGAAAACCTCTGTGATGTGAGCAGGTCCGGTTGTCTCCCAGGCTCGTTTGTCAATCACCGATGCTTTCTTTTGGAGTCGGTTAATACACTCTCCAAAGAACGGATTTCCTTTTTCCGATCCCATTACAGACACGTTAATCAACCCAGGACGCATGATTTCCTGTTCCCAATGGGCGAATGCTGCGGGTTTGAGTAACCAATCTTCTAAGGGACTGAGACAGACAGAATCAGCGTCTAACGTGATTCCTCCCTCGTTGTAGAGTATTTCATATCTCATCATGTCAGCGACCCCACAGAGTTCGTGGGCTAACATCGACTGCATATGCTTGGCATTGAACCAAGGTTGTTTTAGTTCTTCATTGCCCCAGATTTTTATCTCATAGTCTGGGTTCAATTCTCTCCATGTCCCGATACATTTATCAGGTCGCTTGGACTCGTCACCGATCCAAACAAAGTGCAGTTTTTTTGGAATCACTTTTTGGCTGTTTTAGCGGCTTGCTTGAATGCTTGTGCAGTCGGTGCGCCCTTAGTTCCAGGCTTCCTCATGCGCTCGGGCGTCTTTCCTGCGGCTTTTTGTTTTTCAATACGCTCGCGTTTTGCCCAAATATTACTATAAAGCCCCTTCATTTTTTAGCCTTGTTGGTAGCTGTACGCTGACCACGCATCGGCATCTTGGCTTCGCTCATGGCGATTGCGATGGCTTGCTTGGGGTTTTTGACAACCTTACCACCCTTGCCAGAATGGAGAGTTCCAGACTTAAACTCGCCCATCACCTTGCCGATTTTCTTTTGAGCTTTATTCATCATCTTCTTCCTTCATGTCTTTTTCCCAAGCCTTGCAAACGCGCAGGTTATGGCAAATGAACTCGAATTTGTGGCAGTAACCCCGACCACCACCGTCCTTGTCGAACTCGTCTTGCGGGACAACTTCCATCGCTTCCAAAGTCTCGGGAGCGTCATCAAAATACTCACAATTCGCGCACAAACGGCGTTTTGCTTGATCTGGAGAGATGCGCCAGACATTCGCCAAACCACGCCAGAACTCGGTGTTTGCTTCCTGAGTGTTCTCCGGACCGAGCATCTGAGTTTCCATCAGAGTGTCACGGATTTTCTCGTTGGATTCTTTGGTCAATCCTTCGATGACTGGTTTCTCAGCCTCTTGGATTTCAATCACGATCTCCTCTGCGGGAGCGAGTAAGCCAGCCATATAAACCTTTCAAAAAGAAGGGGGACGCATCCCCCAACTGGGGAAGGCAACTGCGTGAGAGGAGAACTCGGGCGTCCCAGTCATGTCGATTTTACACCTTTGGTACGGGAATACTAGAGGGCCATTCCCGATTTAAAACAAGAGTCTCCACGGTCTTTTTATGTGCGTTAAGCCACATTTCTTTCCTTTGGTCTTTTGTTAAGTCTCTGCCCTGATCTATTTCAAAGTGACACCTGAGACACAGTGCGGCAGTGTAAATGTCCGATGCCTTCAGGGAGCGCCCTTTCCCATGTTCAGACCAGTTTGAGTGACTTGCCTGGACACCTTCACTGGCTCCGCAGTGCATACACCTTAACGATGCGACCGCTTTCAAGAGTTTCTGACTGCGGATGTATTCGGTTTTTGGAAACATCAACCCCATACGTTAAAAACCTCTCGGCTTGTTATCTTTCCGATTTTCTCTGTTTTTTCTTTTTCTTTTTTTTCTCGCTTAACACCACTCTTTAGTCTGGTCTGAGTTCTCAAGTCTTTAAGGTAGGTCTGGTAACTCATTGAGTCTGTCAAAAGATCATCCACCAGTTTGTTAACGGTTGCCTCTTTGCCTGGGTTGTAGTGATGCAACCAATCCCTGAGACTTCTTACCAAAACCACTGTGCGGGTTCGGTATTTTCTGCCCTCAAGAGGCAATCTCTTAACTTGGCTTTGTTCCCAACCGACCTTAGACCCAATCAAAGATGCCAACCAGATATTTCGTGAAATGTCAGGAAAAGCGTTAATCAGCGACACAATATCAATCCAAGCACCGTCCTCTGGCTTCCACCATTGCAGGCGTCTTTCAGCCTTGTTTGACAGGATTTTGTGAGCACTCATTGGAGATTCTCATTCTTAGCTTTTGTTGGTTTTTGGCAGGCAATAATTCCTCGGCAAACACATCCTTACCGGAAACGACATAACTCACCCTGCCATACTGGTTTATCTTGACCTTTTCAACGACACCAACAAATGGCTCGTCACGCCAAGAAAAAGGATAGACAGGAACCTTGTCTCCAACCTTGCAGTGAACCTTTTTGTAATCAATGTCATGTCTCATTATGGTCTTTTAATTTTTTATGACACTCATGGCAAATTGATTTGCCTGGATGTTGATATGGAACATTCCATTCTTTGCGACAAACGCCACAAAACACAGCCCATTTTTCTTTAGGAGAAAAGTAACTTTCAAACAGTTTTGCCATTCCGCCATGCTCTCCGCATAACCAATCAATAAGTTCATCAGTATTTTCACCGGCTTGCAATGCTAATCGTTGAATCGCTTGATACAGTCTTTTCCCTTGCTCTTGTTTACTTATTTTTTCATTTGCTAGTGTTTTTAATCTGCTCATTTTGTGTCCTTAATATTGCACACTTTTTCCATGTATGCGACATAAAGCTGATCGAGAGTCGTAAACACTCGGTCATCATTATCCAGATATAACACCACCAATGGGTCTTTCCATCCGCTGTAAATATCTCCATATACCTTTTGTTTGGTAATGGTTTCTTTCTGGATGCCAAGTTCTTCATTCCGATGCATACGATGTGCGCCCCAGTCATAACGCATACCCATCGTGTAAGTCAGCGGATATTTGCAAAACTCCTCAAATGTGAGTTCTTTAAATTGTTTCGTCATTACTACTCCTTAAAAGTGATTCCGTTTTGTGATCCCCAAGCTAAAACCCACTCTGTGAATTCGCTTGCTTCTTGCTTACTAAACTTCCTTGTCTGGATTCCCAACTGAACAATGTCCTTTCCATCAAGACTTGCCACCAGTTTTCCAGCTTGCCTACCAGTCTCTTTTGCCCACTCATGGCAGAGCAATCGTTTCCAGGTTTCCGTGTCCCAATGTGCCCCCATGTGCTGCGCTTGTTTAGCGATCTGCCCAATGAGAGCGTGAAACATTGCGTTCTGGTCAAGGCTTCTGTTGTCCTCTGTGATTGTTAAGGTTAACACATTTCCAGACTGCAATCTAGCTTTTATTCTTGGTAGCAAACCGTCAATTAGCTGACATGCTTGTTGGTAGTTATGAAGTTTGAAGACTGCCATTTAATACTCCGATCATTCTTAGAGCGGCTTCTGCGCCGTCAATTCTCACCAATGTACTTCCAGACCAATTCTCGAAGAAATCGGCTTGTAGCTTCGTTAAACGCTTTTTAGACCCGTTTTTTACCTCAACCAAGATTGTCTTTCCTTTGTACCCTACCAAAAGGTCAACAGGTAGACCAATGATCCAGACATAAGCGCCAGCGGCTCGGAGTGCTGACACGATCTGGTCCTGATTTGCGTCAACCCTTGCTGCGTATCTCATCTAATCTCTCCGCTACTTTCTTCCCCAAGTCAGGAAAGTCCTTTTGAAAAATCTTCACCATGTATCGTGAATGCTCGATGTGGTTGATTGCCATCCTCGCATAGTGCTCCACCAACCTGTTTTCTAGGTCTTCCAAGTATGTGGGGAATGTCTCCGGTGAGGATGAGGGCTTTTCTGATCCGGTGGGCTTCGATGAGGATTCCATTTTTCACCATATCCAAAAGGTTATGTGCTTCAGTCTTGGTCATTTTGCCCTCAACTCAGCAAGCCTCTGACGCACAGAATCAGGCATAGGAGCCGCTTTTTTCCAGTCTTGCTCTATCTTCATCAAGGCAGGGTCTTTTTCGGTCTTAGGCGCGATTTCTGGTATCTCTGCGCCATCCCATCGTTGTTGATTCAGATAGACCAAAGGAGCCGGAATAAATGCCCCGTTTGACTTTAACCATTGCTCTGTTGTCTTTAACCATTCAACGTGTTTGATGATCTGGTCGGTTTGAGTCTCGCAGTAGTTCTTGACCCATTTCTTTTTGCACTCAGCCTTTGCGCCCTTTCTTGTGGACGATGGCCATGCTTTCCAGAATCTCTCAAACCCTGTTTCAAATAATTCAGGCATAGGTTCTCCAAGGGTGGATATAGTCCACTCCGCTCCATCTTTTGACTGCTTCATTGATACTCCAAGTTAAATTAATAAAAAGTCTCAAGACCAAGTGCGCTTGACGGATTGATTCACTTATAGACTGGGCCTTGTTCCACCGTTGTACCCAATCCTTTACCAGTCGCTCAATCAACGCTGGTCGGCAATACAGGGGGTGTGTCCTGTTGTCGGTGTTTCTTGGGTTCAGCCCATGCAGGCCATCAGCTAACGCGCCCTGACGGTCTGGGCCAAAAGCAAAAACCCCGCAAGATACTCTGTGGTCTTGGCTCTTGGCGAGAGCAGCAGCTAAACGATTGAATCGACAAAAGTCACGCTTGCCACCTTGCAAGACCACACAGTAACCTGCGGGGTTCATTGTCGATTCATCGTCTAGTTGCCACACCAGACGCTTCGAATTATACACAACTTAACGAGTCGTGAATAGGTAATAACCCTCAAAAACAGTTGGTTGTGCAATTACTTCCGTAACAGCAGGTCGTACAAGTGACGATCCGACCACCGGAGACAACCGTGTGAGTGGTGCAAGCCCATGCTGTTGATGCCAGGACTGTTAGGTAAACGGCGATGAGTTTTTTCATATCTTTGCCTTGCTTGGTAAACGGTGGACACTGGGAAGAATTACGATTGACTTTCTGAACTTGGTGATTGTTTCTTCTTTGTTCTGATCGTCCTTGCGAACCGTGGTCATTGTGGACTTGTCTCGCTGGCGCTGGAGTTCGACACCGATTGATTGTTCGCCTGTTCGCCACTGAAATGCGTTTGCCATTCGTTGATTTCCTTGAGCTGGTTGATACGCTTCTCAGGAAGTTCGTCCCACTGCGTCACAGCAGCGCGAGACACTCCAAGAAGGGTCGCAAGTTTACTCTTTGATCCGGCGATTTCAATGGCTTTTTGTAAATTCATGGTTTTCCTTAAAGGTTGTTGGTGGCCGGTGCTGATCTCCGGCTTGAACTTGCGTACATGGATGCATTGGTCCTTTGTGCCATGCCACTGTCGCGCATCAGCCTGCGCATTCACCAACACGGCTGGGGACTGGGGACTATCCATCCTGTCCGATTGGCGCGACCTCTCGACCTTTTCAGGTGTCCACCAATCCCCATGCGTGTTGATGCTGGTCAGCCTCATAAAGCAGAGTAATGGTTGAAATTTGACACATTGAGCCACAAGGCGCTAACCCTTTTCTGACCAGCCTTAACATTGTAACCTTAACAAATCAGTCGGGATTAGGGAAAGTACCTAGACAAAGTGTTAAGTTGTGCGTTAAGATTCTCTCACCTTAACAAATTAACTTGGAGTATTAAATGCAAGCAATTCAGAAAGTCACAATCTATTCCGCACAAAAAATTGCTGGTAAAACTGGCATGGGTGGTTGGTTAAACATTGATGGTGCTGTTGCAATTCGCAATCCGATCAACAGCATTGACCCAGTTTTTGCCGAACTGGCAATGGCGCGAGCAAAACAAAAACATCCTGATTGGGTAGTTGAAATTGTTGCTTCAAAAGTTGATGCTGCATGGTTTGGCGCACCATCTCAAGAAGCAGTTAAAAAAGCAAAAGCAGCTTTGAATCTTTTGAATGGTTAATTAACGGGGCTTCTGCCCCATCTAGGAGTAGCAAATGAAAGAAACAGTCTCAGCAATCATCACAATCCTTTCCATGATCGCCATCGGTGTCATGTTGGCATGGAGGGGCTAATGAACACACAAGCCCTTAAAACAGTCCGTAGGCTCTTTAATGTTGACTACATACCCAGAGAACAGAATCGCCACAATCAACGCGCCTGGGTTCGTTCTGTGCGTTCCTTGGGTAGTCGTTGGTTATTAACTCAAAAAGTGGAAAAGAAATGAAGTTTCGTAAAAAACCAGTGGTCATTGAGGCTCGACAACTTACTCCAGAAACCGCTGAAGAAATTGGCGCATGGTGTGGTGCTGAGATTTGTATTGCAGAAGGATATAAATCTTACCTTTGGGGCTGGTCGCTTCCTGTTGAAAAAAGAAGCATGACCATTCCAACACTTGAAGGCGAACACACGGCTTCTATGGGTGATTGGATTATCCAGGGCGTTAAAGGTGAGTTTTACCCTTGCAAACCAGACATCTTTGAAATGACTTATGAGGCAGCAGAATGAATCCAGAATATATTATCAATTCAATCAAACAAACATCAGACATTCACTATCGTGAAGGACAGGCAGAAGATCGCCTTGCTTATCGAGTAGGAATGTTGGAGCAGAAAATCCGTGAAATTTGTACTATGATGCAATTTCAATCTGAAGACCACAAAGCTGAAGTGACAGCGTTGAAGAAGCAGATTGATAATTTAACTTAAGGAGTAGTAATGAAAGTCTATCAAGCAATCAACGCAGTCCAAGCAGAACTCTGCAAAATTGGCATCGCAAAATCCTCAACAAACACACAAGGCGCTACATACAAGTTCCGAGGCATTGACGCTGTCTACAACGTCATGTCTTCAATCATGGCTCAGAATGGTCTAGTGATCGTTCCAAGAATGTTGGGCAGGACTTGTGAAGAACGTACCTCGAAATCCGGTGGGGCTTTGTTCTATGTCACCGTAGAGGCAGAGTTTGATCTGGTATCCGCAGAGGACGGGTCTAAACACACCGCTAGGACGTTTGGCGAAGCGATGGATAGCGGAGACAAGGCAACCAACAAAGCCATGTCAGCAGCCTATAAATACATGGCGTTTCAGACGTTTGCAATCCCCACAGAGGGTGACAACGATGCAGACGCACACACGCATGAAGTCGCCAGAAAGAAACCTTCAATCGAAAACAGTCGCTTGACTCAAGCAATCCAGAAGATCAAAGAAGGCGCGTACACCACAGACAAGTTGAGAGACACCTTTGCTCTGACCGCAGAACAAGAGAAGGTTTTGGTAGGAGCACTTGCAAATGAATAACCAACAACTTCAAATGGCTATTGATAAGTGCATGAATCTTATTACAGAAAAAGGTTCTTCAATTAAACAATATCATCCATTTATATATGATCGATTAAGTTCAAATCTTGTAAAGTTATTAGAAATTCAAGCAGTAAGAGCATCTATATATAACAAACCAATTGTGAGTATTAAAAATGATTGAGCAAGGCAGCGAAGCATGGAAAGAATTGCGCCTGGGCAAAGTCTCAGCTTCTCGCATGGCAGAGCTTCTTGCAAAAGTAAAGTCAGGTGCGCCAGCATCAAGTAGGGCTAAGTACATGGCTCAGTTACTTTGCGAACGAATGACTGGTGAGCCAACCGAGTTTTTTACATCACAAGCCATGCAAAGAGGGACAGAAATTGAGCCAATCGCCAGAGCCGCTTATGAAGCAGAAAACCTCACCTCAGTCGAACAAATCGCTTGGGTCGAGCATCCGACTATTCCGATGGCGGGATGCTCACCTGATGGTCTCGTGGGAGAACACGGTCTCGTTGAGATCAAGTGTAAAGAGATTCACAATCACCTTGATTCGATTCTGAACGACAGGATTGACCCAGACCATCAGGCTCAGATGTTTTGGCAAATGTGCTGTACTGGTCGCCAGTGGTGTGATTACGTCTGTTTTGATGATCGAGCACCAGAGGGTCTTCAGTTGTTCGTCAAGAGGTTGCATCGTGACGAAGAAAAAATTAAACAAATGGAGGATGAGGTTAGGACATTCTTAAAAGACCTAGAAAGTATGATTCAAAAACTCAATGAGATTAAGGAAAAAAATGGCAAGCGTCTGTAAAGTTCACTTGGTAGGCAATGTTGGTCAAGACCCTGAAGTGCGTTATAGCGCGGCAGGTAAACCCATTGCAAACGCAACTCTAGCAACCACCTCACGCAGGAAAGACAAGAACGGCGATCTGATCGAGAGCACAGAGTGGCATCGTCTGACCTTCTTTGATAAGCTGGCTGACATTGTTGGTCAGTACATGAAGAAGGGAGCACTCGTATATGTCGAGGGGACAATCAAATACGAAAAGTATCTAAATAAGAAAGGGGTGGAGATCAATTCAACTTCAATAATTTGTAGCGAAATGACAATCTTGAAGCGTCCAGAGAATAAGGAAAAGCCTGAAAAGTATGAAGGTTTGCCACAGCTTGAAGATGACGACAAAATTGACGACCAAATCCCGTTCTGAGGTAAATATGAAACTTGAACTTGAAGAAAACGAAATTGTGTTCTTGATGAACGTCTTGGGAGAACTTCCCACGAAGTCAGGGGCTTTCCTGTTGCTTCAAAAAATTGGGCAACAAAAAGCTGCACAAGAACAAAAAACAGAGTAAACTTAACTGAGGGAACGGACGGATGCTGTGCCTTATCGGGAAAGCTGCCGGTGACCAGCACTGTAATGGTGACAAGCACAGACGCAGACCTAGTACCTCAACCTTTTAGGAGTAGCAATGAAACTTTTTGACCTTTTTAAACGCGCACGATCCACCGATCCAGTCACCTCTTTCGAGGCTGCTGAACAAGTCAAACCAGAAAAGCATTTCGCCATGATTGTGGATTGCCTATCAACCCACGGACCAATGGGTAAGGACGGGATTGCCATTCGCCTTGGTCTTGAAAGTTCTGCGGTTTCCAGGCGTCTTCCAGAGCTTCAGAAAATGGGTCTTGTCAAACTCACAGGAAACATTGTCAAATCTTCCAAAGGTCGTAACGAGAGGGAGTGGTCAGTATGATTGAAAAAATACTTGAAGAACGTGGCGCAAGATATGGAAAATTTGAAAACCATGCAAAGATAAGCCAAGACATCAAAGCAATGATCTATAAAAATGGCAAGTTTGCACACATGGACGCTGACCAACAAGAAGCACTAGAAATGATTGCACACAAGATTGCCAGAATTTTGAATGGCGATCCCAATTATGTTGATAACTGGATTGACATTGCTGGTTATGCAAAATTAGTAGCAGATAGATTGGAGAATCAAAATGAAACGCATTGACGCATTAAGGTACTCGACCGGAAGTTTTGAGTACGAAACCGATGATGGTCCTGTTGATGTGTTTTATACATTTGAGCCGGGCGATCCTGATGTGGGATTGGCTGATGATTACGATATAAACATCTTCGATGGTGAGGACGATATAACTTTCGATTCTGACCACAATCTTTATCTGAAGATCAGTAAGTTAGTCCCAGATCATCATCAAAAAATGATTCAGGATTTACAAGATTAACTTGGCACTCATCATCGGAATTTTAGTGATAGGGCTAATCATTGCCCTGTCCGTCATTCTTTACATATTAGCTTGGTATGAAACAACAAAAGATTCACACGACTACAACTCTAAAAGAAAGAACGATTGAAGATGGTGACTGTTGGGAATGGCAGGGGTATTGTGCAAATGGCACTCCCTATGTGTTTCACGCAGGAAAGATGGTTGGGGTTCGCAGACTGTTTACCGAGCTTCTAGGAGGGAAACTGCGGGACGGGTACTATGTCGCCAAGTGTGAAAATGGTCTTTGTGTGAATCCAGAACACACGACATACAACGACCCAAAGCAGCACATGAAAAAAGGCAACCGGAAGGCTCTACAAAGCCCTACAAGGCGTTTAAAAATCCAGATACATAAGAGAGCCACAGTCGCCAAATTAACGCAGGAAATGGCTGACGAAATCCGATACTCAGAAGGTTCGTCAAGGGTGATCGCTGAGAAATATGGCGTTAACAAGTCGGTAGTGTGTAGAATCAGGACTGGAAAAGCCTGGGTCAATCTACAAAATCCGTTTGCAGGTCTGATGTGAAAATCGCTTATTCAACACTTCACCCAATGCCTTCTCAAGTCCAGATCAAAGAGAAGCAAATCAACCGTGAGCAAATAGTTCAAAACAAGGTTGCTGAAGTGTTGGATAAGCAAACCCAGACTGAAGAATACAAGTATTGGAAAAGCCTGGGTTCTAGGATTGACGTTTACGTCTGAAGCACATCGTGCGCTTCGTTGATGTGTTTGATCCGGTCAGCAAGCCCAATCGTGCCTCCGTTGATTTTCTTGGTTAGACCAATCCAGTCTTGAACCTCTGCCAACTCATTACATTTGTGAGTTGACCAAAACCATCCGGCGGTCAGTGCAGCATACTTAGGCGTTCCGACAAGATCGGGGTCCATAACAAAATCGATTCCCAGAGCTTTTGAAGCGTGGAAGTAGTTAGCGTGACCTGTAAGCTGAATACACCCGCGACCGCGAAAGCGATACCCATCACCAGAGGATTCGTCACGATTCCCCATGCGGTTTGAGTAAACCATATTAGCGATCTTCTTAGGGTTCTTTTCGTAAGCATTTGCAATTTCTTGGGTAGGGAAGCGTTTGGGCCATAGCTTCATCAAAGTGGCAGCACGATAGTGTAGATTTTCCTCAAGGACTTTGAAGTTTCCGCATTCATGTCCACATTGCCCGATAAATCCAGCTTGTTGTCTGGCAGAGACAATCCCAAAACGCTCGAATGTTTCGTTCAAAGGATCGACCCACTCAGGACCGATTTTGAGTCTTTGTAGTTGATTACTGTTTACCATTTATGCTCTCCATAACCTTCGTTTAAGCATCGATGCAAGCATTTAATTGCGCGGTATTCCGATCTCCCTGGGCTACTATTTCTGCGATGGCTGCGAGGGTTGCTCTGTCGGCATCAGAAGTTTCGTTAGTCGGTCGGTCAGGTTCACTTCTTGTTTCTGTATTCCCTGCGGGAGTGGGGGCACTTTGGGGGGTTGATACACAACTTGGGGTCGGGAGCCGCACCCTGCCAGCACGAATAGCAGCGTCAAGAGCAGTTTGTTTTTTAGTGACAACATTGTTTGCCTCCT